CGAGCATAGTTCTCGCGCAACATGATGACCGCGATTTCACGGGGCACGAGCGCGATTTCCTGAGTCGCGGGCCACCGAACGGTGACGATCGGCGACATAGCCGACGCATAGAACGAGCAGGACTTGAACTCGTCGTCAGCGCCCGAAATATGAGTGGGCACCACGGCGAACAGCTCGCCAGAGGTTGACGGCAACGCGCCGGGTTCGTTCGAAAGCTTGTCCATGACTTGATATCCTTGCCTTTGCCAGAAGTTCATTCGTCACCGACGCGTCCGGAGACAGAATGTCGACTTCCTGACGAACAAGGATGTTGGTGCTTTCGTGCACCGTGAAACGAAACGTTTTGCTCGGTTTCGTGTCCGTCAGAGTTGCGTACAGTGGCTGATACATGCGAGGCTTGTCGGCCTCAAGCAATAGATCAAACGGTACGTCGACATACGGCGACCAGTCGTATTCCGGTGATGCTCGCTCCCACACGGACACTCGCGCATGCTGGCACTTCCGTGTGAGTGAGACGCGAATGCTTACCGTATGTCCGGCAGGCACTCGCATCTCTTTCGTGAGCGCGGCGCGCATCAGAACTTCGGCCCCGAAAGGACCATGCAGACCCGGAGGTTCGCGGTGTCACCGGAGACGGCGGCGAGCTTGAGGAACGTATCGGGCCAGCACGGCAGGGTGAAGTGACACAGCTGGCCCTTCTTGGTCCCGGCCGGGATGATGACTTCCTCGAGCGCGCCGACGGCGGGCGCGGTGCAGATCGCGACCTCTTCGACGTCGATGTACGTCCCGGCGGCGCACGTGTCCGCGGCGGACGGAGGGGCGGCCTGGAACTTGAAGACGGCGTCGGTGGCGATGTCGGCGATGGCCTCGGCGGTGAAGCCGTAGCGAATGTAACCGACGATCTTGCGTTCGATGGCGGTGGCGCCGTCCCACACGAGAACCGGCGTGTTCTGAATGTTGGGGATCGAGTTCATGTTGCGAGTCCTCGCATGTGTTCAGAAGGGGTGGCCCCCCGTGGCAGGAGGAGACGGGAGGGAGCGCTGCCACGGGGGGTTTGATCCGGGGTGATGAGCCCCAGATCGATTGATCACGCGCCGACGTAGAACGTCCGGGCCGCGGCGCAGCAGGTCGAGAACCCGCCGTCTTCGGCACCGAACTGATACTTGACGCACCAGGCCGACGAACCGCCGATGTACTGTTCCATGAACATCGGACGCTTGTTGACGACGGCGAAGGCCTCCGTCCAGTTGCCGGCGGCCATGATGAAGGAGCCGGCCACGAACGGATTGGCCTCGTCACCGAGGGTGTTGTCGTTGGTGGCGTCGGGCAGGCAGTTCGAGATGCGGATGCGTTCGCGCACGTCGTCCGGGGAGAAGGTCATCATGCCGTCGCCGAAGATGAACCGACCTTCGAAGTCGGTCATCGAAGCCAGGTAGGCGAACATATTCTGGTGCATGGTCGCCACGACCGGACCGTACTCGACGGGGCACGACGCCATGAAGCGCCGGAAGTAGACGTGGTCGAACTTGAGGCCGGCGGTCTTGATCTTGGTGAAGCAGTCGGCGGTCAGCCAGCCGAGGGGCTCGTTGATGCCGTCACCGGTGATCAGCGCCTTGTTCCGGTTGATGCGATACGACCGCGCGGCCGAACGCATCATGAAACCGAGCAGGTCGTAGTTGGCTTCGGAGAGCGTCTTCTTCTGGAGGCAGAAGGCGCCGCGGAAGTCGTACGTCTTGCCGTTGCCGTACGTCAGATTGCCTTCCGGTCCGAGTTCGGCATCGCACTTGGCGTCGCATTCGTAGGAGCCGATGGCCGCATAGTCGATGATCTTCGGGTACATGAAGGTCGACCGCGAGACGGTGATCGGCCGATACAGGTCGAGCATCTCCGCGCATTCGATGTTGCAGTCGACTTCGATGCCGAGCATCTGCGGAACGAAGAAGGCCGCGTCCATCCCGGAGGCTTCGAACGCCTTGCGCTCCGCATCGTCGAACGTGCGGATGATGTTCGCCTTGGTCTCCAGACCGCCCTTCATGAGCTTGTACGCGGCCGACCGATAGTCGGCGGCCTTGACCAGCTTGGTCTCGTCGACCTTGAAATCGAACTCGCTGCCGCCGTTGTACAGGAACAGCGACTTCTGGAGTTCGATCGCGGCCTTGTGATCGGCATCTTCGAGATCCTTGCCGCCGCGGAAGATCGGAGCGTCCAGCTCCTTCTTGATCTGATCGACCGCCGCGATGAGAGACTGGTGCTTCGCGACCATGTCCTTGTATTCGGCGGTGTGCTGATCCACGGCCTTCTTGATCTCGATGGAGTCGTTCTTGACGCCGGAGTAGTTCGCCGTGAGCTCGGTGAACTGCTTCTCCATCGCCTTCTTGGACTCGGCCAGGGCCTGCGTCACGGTCGACAGTTCTTCGGTCAGGGAGTCCAGCGACTTCTTCACCGCATCGTTCGGATCGGTCGGGGCTTCCTTGAAACAGGCCACGCCATACAGTGGACCGACGCGCCACGTGAACGCGCCGACGGGGAACGCGGAGGCGACGAGGTTGGCGAAGGTGACGCGCTTCTTCGTGATCTTGCCGGGCCGCGGCTTGCACGCATTCCGATCGCGCCCCGCGATCATCAGCAGCAGGAACGGGACCAGGAGGAACAGCGCGTCGGCGGCGAAGCCGAAGAAATTGAAATTGGGCATGATCGAAGATCCTTTCGTTCGATCGGTGTCGTTCACTTCGCCGCAGGGGCGACGGCCGCTTTTAGCTCAGCGACCAGGGTGGCCAAGCGATCCAGCCGCTCCTTGCCGATCATGGGCATGGGAGTGGGCGGGTCTTCCTTGGGCGGTGGCGCCTTCATGAGAAGTGCACTGGACTTCTTCATGAGTTCGGTCACCTTGTGCGCGTCATTCCGGGACTTCACGAGCCCCAGCGACACGAGCATCTTTTCGAGTTCCGCGAACGACTTCGGCGGGGCATCACGGTCCTTGATCGTAACCATGTTGCACGCATCGTTTGCCGGGAACGTGACGGCCGAGACTTCGAACAGATCACCACGCTTGATCAGCAGGTATTCGTTCTTGTTCGCGTCTTCCTTGAACTCGTAGTCCTGAATGTAGAAGCCGACCGAGAAGTTGACTCCTCCGACCATCTTCGCAGCGAGCCACGCGTCTTTCGCATAGCTCAACTCGAGATTGTACTGAGCCTCGAGCCACAGACGCTCACCGCGGTACTCGAGAACAGTAATGATTCCGCCGATCTTGTTGGAATCGTGCCCGATAAGGAACTTGATCCCCTGTGGCCCGACGAGCCCGCGCGTCGCGATAGACTGCGAAAACGCGCCAGCAGCGACCACGTGGTCGTAGTAGTCCAGATCTGGGGTCGACGCCCAACCAGCGACGTAACCTTCCGGCTTGTCCCCCAGGGCAGCCAGCTCGACTTCCGACGCAGGCACGAACTTCATGACCGCCTGAGTCAGATCTGGCACTTCGGAACGTTCCTTGCGAACGAGCATACCCGTGAGATTGTGTCTCTTCATGGCGTCGCATGGCTCCCTGCCACGGGGGTTGTCAGACGGTCGGCGGGGCAACGGGATTCGCCGGATCCTGCGTGTTCGTCGTGGACGTCGTCGCGGGCTTCGCATTCTCAGCGAGATCCGCTTTCTGTTCGTCGGTGAGCGGTGCGAAACCCGCAAGCTCGCGCTTTTCGTCTCGCGTGAGGAAGGTGACTGTTTCCAGATCCTTCGCTCGCTTGATACGACCATCCGCGAGGGCGGGAATCGTGTCGTGGTCGAACCTGATCTTGTAACCGGGCGGGCACAACGCAACGGTCATGCCCTCGGCGATCGGTTCGAGGTATCCGGGAATGATCGTCTCTTCCCAGAACGACATTCGCGCTTCCGCGAAATTGCCCGCGAACTTCGCCGCGTCAGCCGCCCCAAGGCCCAGCAGGGGAATCGGAACGCCCAGGCACCCGGCGATCATACGCGACATGTCATCCATCGGAATCTTCGAATGGATGTCCGTCATCGCGTTGTCGAGCTTGTTGACGGTGACCGTGGTGTTCGACAGGAACAGTACTTGCCCGCTGTCGTCGCCGCCAGCCCTCGCGTCTTCGATATGCTCGCGAATGTTCTGCTTCTGTTTCTCGGTCAGCGTCTTTTCAGTGCTGACGAGGTATTTCCAGTTCGGATGGCCCGATGCCGTATCGACCGCACGCTGCAACAGGAGGCGCGTGATTTGCGCCGGCATTGCGAGGGCGCGAAGCGGGGAGAGAACCTGCGCCGGGTCCACGCCGCCGTCCAATGAAAGCTTCGCGATTTCGTACGCGTACGGACCGCCTGGGACAGCGAACCTTCTTGTCGAAAGCGTCTCTTGCGTAGCGCCGCTCCCGTATTCGTAGCCGATGACAGTTCCTCGCGCATCCGTCTTCGCACGAGTATGCGCCGCTGCGAGGGGATACACGCCGTTCGCGTATCCTTCGACCGAAACGCCGACCTTGAACGGGGCACGACCGAAAAGCGCGTAGCTCAGCGCGATCCACGACCGAAGCTGCCCAGCAGTAAGATTGTCGGAGGGCATCTTGAGCAGGTCATTGATCTTGTTCTCGGTCGTCTTATTCAGCATCGACTGAGGAAACGACGAATCCTGTTCGCAGTACCACGTCACACCGCGAACCGCGCTCGAGATCTTCTCCAAACAACGATACAGCACGGGGTGGCGCATCGCCTCGGCCGCAGCGAGAATTTCTGCGTACGCAACGAGAGGGTACGACACCGGCATGAGCGGGGCGTACGGAGCAGCAGGCTGATCCGAAGCCGGACGAGTAACGATCGCTTTCCTGAAGATCTTGTCCAGCAGGCCCATTCTTAGATCCTCATGACCAGCGGTGGTTCTTCGTTTTCGTCTTCGCTGTCGTCGTTGGCGTATAGCCAATAGTCAGACGTAGCGTAACGAACCGCGTCCCACAAGTGATCGTTTCCTTTGGCAAGAAGCGGAAGGACCTTTTTGGTTTTCCTGTCAACTTGCCACGAGTACAATCGGGCCTCGTCTCGCATATGCTCGCAGTCAGGGTCGATTACAATCTCAAACCCTTGCAGCCAGCGAACACCGGCAACAACCGAATTCTTCGGCTTGCTTGCAGGTACGACGTTGAAGCCCTCGAATTGAAGTTGCTCGATCGTCCTCGGCTCCGCAGAGTCGGCGCGTATCATGTCGTCGTCGTTTTCGACGACTTCACGAATGGCCTGCCCCATGCTTCTCGTCGGAATCCGTGTGCTGTAGAACTCGCGGGCGATGTAAATCACTCGCTGGCGGTAGAACACATACACCTTGACAATCGCAAGCGGGTCCTCGCTGAACCCAAAGTCCATGCCGTACAACGGTTGAGCGCTCGGCGGAATCGGAACGCGGCCAATTCGTACGTTCTGGAATACTTTGGTATCGTATGACTCATCGTATTCGCCAAGCCACACGTGTCGGTAACGAAGCGGATTCTGTGCTTCCAAGAACCACATTTCGTTCTTCATGCGCGTATGGTAAAACCAAGGGTTGTCTTCGATCCCGACACGCTGCACAATTGAATTCGGAGGAACGACAGGCCCTCTAAAATACTTATCGACGGGGTCCTCCGGTTTTTCGGGGTTCCACGTC